ATGAATATATCTGTACTTGAAGAAATCCCGGTAGGAATACCACTTCCTTGGCCGACTAACATACCACCAAATGGGTGGGCGAAATGTAATGGCGCTATCTTTGATAAATCTTTATATCCAAAATTAGCGGAAGCTTATCCTAGTGGCATATTACCCGATTTACGGGGTGAATTTATTCGTGGCTGGGATGATGGGCGTGGGGTGGACGTTAATCGATATCTACTTTCCAATCAACTGGCAGATATTGCTCCACATAGTCACAGGATTGGTCGGATGTGGTCCAACTCAAATGCTGGAGCCGAGGGTTTGGGTACACCAAGCCGTATTCTCAATAGTGTCTACCAAAACGTTAACTACGGGATTGATTCTCGCGGACTAGGCATTGCTATCGGAATGGGATCGGGTGGTTTCGGTTATATGGATAATGCGGTTGCTGCTTCAACAGGAACAGAAACACGTCCGCGAAACGTAGCATTTAATTACATTGTGAGGGTTGCCTGATGAATAAGGCTGTACTGGATAAAAATAATATTGCTATCAGTACCGGAAGTATCATTGTGTTTAATTACGATGCGATTACGCTGGAATATTTAAACAGTACTGATGAGTATCTTCCTATTGGTGTCGGTCTTCCTGCTAATGCTTGCACAGATGCACCACCTGATATTAAGGAGGGATATGTCGCTTGCCGTTCATCTGATTTAACCCATTGGCTGATTGTACCCGATTACCGTGGAAAAACAGCTTACAACAAGCAGACACGTTTGCCGCAGGAAATTGCTGAAATCGGTGAGCTACCTGAAACCCTGACTTTCAAAAAACCTGTCACCGATTACGATAAGTGGGATGGTCAAGAGTGGGTAGTTGATAAAGACCTACTGAAATCCCATCAAATTGAAGAAGCCAAGCAGCAGAAAGCAACACTGCTACGACAAGCGAGTGAAATACTATCGTTACTCCAAGACTCTGTTGACCTGGAAATCTCGACAGAGTCCGAAGAAGCCGCTTTATTGGCATGGAAGAAATACCGGGTATTACTAAGTAGGGTAGATATTTCACAGGTTCCCGATGTTGAATGGCCGGAGGTACCGGAATGATAAACAGGATCATTGTGGCTCTGATTGCTGTTGATAATTTGTTAATAGATAGCCGCAGTGGATGAATGTTTGTTCAATTTTGAAAGAACATATTTTGAAATTATATTCTGAATGTGATCTAAATCGATAAAAAAGCTGCCTGACGGTGGTTTCGGACTACTGACAAACCTCGTTTAAAAGAACGGGGTTTGTTTCTTTCATGATGAAAAATGTAGCAGCGGGAGTTGCAGGAAGAGATGGAAGGAATAAAAGAAAAATAGTTTTCAGATGTTTAATATAAATCTCTGGATATATTTTTGACTCCAAAATGTTGAGCTACTTATTGCCGTAATTATATAAAAACAGTTAACCTTGTAATTAATAAGGATACTGCATTATTATTTTTCTGAACTAGACTTTGATTGTCGTGAATTACAGAGGATTATTTTTACAATAATTCAATATATTGATTATAACATCATTTAATTTAAGGGATGTATATGAGTCACAAGAATGACTTTAAGGCTTTTTCTATTAATGATAATGCGAATGTAGTGAGTCAGGAAAAATATGAAGAAAGTGAACGTTTGTCAACTGGATTTCCACCAAATGATGTTCCCACACACTTGTTAAATAAAGTATTACGTCAAGCGTCAACGATATCATCTGTCGTGGCTGATTTTATTGCGACACGATCTGGTAATGATGTTCTGGATGATGGAAACATAGTCAAACTCACTGCTCAATTAAATAAAGCGTTAGAGCAAAAAATTACAACAGATATTCCCAGTGCTTCATTAACACAAAAAGGTGTTGTTCAACTTACCAATGTGATTGGCAATAGCGACATATTGGCGGTTACACAAAAGCTTGTTCAGGAAGTAATAAATTCATTACGTGAGTATACCCGCGAAGAGATAGATAACCGGATTAAAACAGCCAATGAAATTCCTATCGGTTCTCCTATTCCGTGGCCGCTACCCCACCCACCTATTGGTTATTTCACTTGTAATGGTTCAGCTTTTAATAAATTACAGTACCCGAAATTAGCGGAAGCTTATCCTGATGGTAGGTTGCCTGATTTAAGAGGTGAGTTTATCCGGGGATGGGATGATGGAAGAGGGGTGGATTCATCTCGTTCATTATTGTCATGGCAAGAAGGGTCTTATTTAGCACAAGAAGTTAATAATCCGCCTGATAATGTTGTTAGTCTCTCGCTAAATAATAAAGAAAAATTGAACTGGGATGTTCCTACCGGGAATATTCAATTACGTGTACGAGCGGTAACAGCAGTGGCAACTTGGATTGCGGATGCAAATTTTGTTGGTGTTACTCGCCCTCGTAACATTGCCTTTAATTACATAGTGAGAGCAGCATAATGACAGAACAAAAATACTCTTTAGAACATGAAACAGCCGTATTGGGTAAAGATGGCTTAGCTATTCAGGCAGGATAGATAAAGGTTTATCACTCTAATCAAATCACACGAGAATTCACGAGCTCTGATATCGAATATGTCATGCTTGGTGTCAGCCTATCAGCCGGTGCTTATTCTGATGCTCCTGAGTTACCGAAATCTGATGATGAGGTCGTTTGTCGTAGTGTTTCATTTGCCTGCTGTAACAGTGCTGCTTGCTGTTGCTTGGCTTCATCAATCTGATGCGATTTGAGAAGGTCTTTATCTACTACCCATTCTTTACCGTTCCACTTGTCAAAATCGGTGGGCGGTTTTTTGAATGTGAGTGTGTCGGGCAATTCCCCGATTTCAGATATCTCAGTAGCCGCGCGGGCTTGCGTGTCGTAAGCCGTTTTCCCACGGTAGTCAGGTAAGATTTCCCAACAGAGTTAACACTGTCTCTATTGCAAGACTCAGTTGACTTAGAAGTTGCGACAGACTCAGAGAAAGCCGCTCTACTTGAGTGGAAGAAATACCGGGTATTACTCACTCGTGTAGATACTTCACAAGCACCTAATGTCGAGTGGCCGGAAGTGCCGAAATAAGACAAAAGCCGGGTGACCGGCTTTATATAAATGGCAGAGGTGCCGAAGTGAAAATATAGCGAAAAAATATAGTGAACGAATAGTGAAATGTGATTTGTGTCATAAAAAAGCCACCTTGCGGTGGCCTTTTCTTTTCCCTAACTCACTGTTTTACAGCAAGTTTTTATTTGGTGCCCAGAGCGGGACTTGAACCCGCACAGCCTTACAGCCGAGGGATTTTAAAAACCATCAACACATTTTATAAAACAATAAGTTAAGTAAAATCATTTGGTTATATTTTCTCTATGCGTATTAATATGAAACTATGTAGTGCGTTGTCGCCATTTGAAATTAGTCATTTTCAATTTGATCGTAGGGGTTAAGTGTTAAGGCAAAATCAAGGTGGTCTGGGGCGAAGTGTGCGTAACGCATAGTCATGTTAATTGTGCTATGACCTAATATGCGTTGTAGAACTAAAATATTGCCACCATTCATCATAAAATGGCTGGCGAATGTGTGTCGTAGAACATGCGTTAATTGACCATCGGGTAAATCAATACATGCTTTCTTTACCGCTGTTTCGAATACGTCATAACAGTTTGAAAATAACGCTCCACGTTTTTTTGGTAGACGGTCATATAACCTTTGGGATATCGGGATGGTTCTGTTTTTACCGCCCTTTGTTTTCGTAAAGGTGACTCGATATTTCATCAATTGTGATTGCTTTAAGCTTTGAGCTTCTCCCCAGCGTGCCCCAGTTGCCAAACAAACACGCACAACATGGCCGAGATCTTTGTTACTGGAATTATCACAAGCAACTAATAAGCGCTTAATATCTCCGGCATATAAAAATGCCAGTTCCTGCTCCGACTCTTTAAATTGTCGGATACCATTAAGCGGGTTTTTTCCTTCCCACTCTCCTAGGCGGGTCAATTCAGAAAAGACGGCATGTAAGTATGATTGCTCCCTGTTTACTGTAGATTGACTGGGAGACTTGCGTCCTTTTGAATTCCATTTACCATTTAATCTGTCTTCACGATAAACGGCAAACATATTCTTATCAAAATCAGTAGCCAGTGGATCATTTAATCGCTCACATGCAGCATCTAACTTTGCTTTACGTGCTGTACCATCCCGTAGAGTTTTGCCATGCAGTTCATACCATCGACTAACCAAGTCGCTTAACTTTTGTGTATTCTCGACGGAAATATTTAATGATTCTTTGGGGGTAATACGACGCTCAAATGAAAGTGCTTCGCCTTTTGTTGCAAACTGTTTTCTTACTCGCTTTCCGTTTCGTCCATTTAAGTAACATTCACAAATCCATTTGCCAGATTGTAATTTTCTTACTGCCATAGAAATTTCCTAGAAATACGCGTACAAAGCAATAACATAAGAAAGTAATTACCCTAATTTTCTTAAATTTAAGTTAACTGTTTTTATCCTACATCTTTATTTGGTTTTGATTGAGCGAACGAATCGCCAACCGCCTGTATGTTTAAGCGCGCCGCACTATTCATAGCGCGGTAATTTTCTATTAACTTTTGCTCCTCATTTGTTATGTTTGTTTGAGGGGTACGCCTCCCTGTAAGCACATATGAGATATCTATACCAAATTTCTCGCCAAGAAGAGTAATTGTTACTGCATCAGGCATTGTTTCTCCTCTCTCATACTTTCCCCAAGTGCGCGTAGAGATACCAAAAACAGATGCTATGGCCTCTTGGCTATTACCTGTTTTTTCCCTTTCTTCGCGCAATCTAGAACCGATAAGGAACAATAATTCCTCTTTTTTTGTTGACATAAGAATAAATCTTCCTTAGATTGTGTTGTACAGGAACTTAATGGATCACAATATATCATTATGAATATGAAACAAGTCAAGCATGTTCAACGATCAAGTATTCCTAGAGGGGTTGTATCGAAAAATCCCATACCAATGCGTCTCTCCCCTGATGAGCGCCAGAAATTGGAAATGCTTGCAGAGAAAGAAAGTCGCTCAATCTCAAGCATGGCAAGAATCGTTCATCTTGCTGGGATGGCAGCTATTGAACTTGAACGAACTAAAAACGGAGATGAAATTGTATGTCAAGCATCACAATAAATATCAGTGTTCCTGTTCCGTATGTATCAATTGATGAGTATTCACGTTTGACTGGTATTCCTGTTTGTACGTGCCGTGGAATGGTTGGAGACGGTCGAATTATTATTAGGCCAAAGCAACAATCAAAAGAAAAAATCGAAGTAAATTTAATAGCAATGTTGAAAGACGCTATTAAAAATAGCTGAGGTGATAATGATGAATCACACAAATCTCATTCTAAAACCGGTCAGAAATCACATAGAGAGTTACGGCGCTTTTGCAATTATCCGGCTGCCGAGAAATAAGATTAATCAAACAACATGTTACCAAATTAATGATGGCGAATATTCTTACGGCAAGTTTAATTCAAAAGAACAAGCCATGAGCCAAATTAGGCAGTTATATAGGAGCAGACAATGAATGGCACGTATAAAACAAAGTATAAAGTAGGGGATACCGTTATTCATGGTACCCGCCTTGTTTACTCAGCGCAACGTTTAACAACTGATTCAACATTGCCAGAATCAAAATCATTATCACACATTGAACGCGCCGATCTTCATTTAACCATCGTGCGCCGAATAACAGATGTCCTGCAATATGCGGGAGACAACACCCCGTTATCTCTTTCTGATGTGACTGCAATCTTTGAATCATTCATGAAGATCAGCACGGGTGAAAATTATAAGCTTGTTAATATAGAGGGTTAATAATATGTCTACTATGTCAAAACATCCATTTGCTAAATTAATGGCTGAATATGCACAAGATGCAATTGAATCGCGTAAACCGTGGTTGCTGTGGCAGGTATCATATGACAGCGGCAAAATGTGGCATGATCTTTACGCCCATCCGCAATGGGTTGTCGGCTGGGAATATCGCCGTAAACCCGAACCGGTAGAATCAGATGCAAGTAAAAAACATGTGCACGCACAATTGATGATGCAATATGCACAAGATGCTATGAAGTCTGATGAACCGTGGAAGAGGTGGGAACGATTTCATGCAGTCAGCTGGGAGCAATGCAAACATAGTCCTGCCTGGAACACAAAATTTAAATATCGTCGCAAACCAGAAATAATCACTGTCGGTTCTGTGAGTTTTCTAAAGCCAATAAGTGAAGCCCCTGCTCTCAACACTTTATGTTATGTTGTTGCTATACGCAGTAATATTAATATTCATAGCATTACATGGCATAACGGTTCACCGATGTTTAGAAATTTCTTAAAGCAAGGCCTTATTCATTTAACAGAAGATGCCGCTCAGCAACATTTAGAAGCGTTAATTAAGATAAATAAGGGAGAATTCTAATGAACTCATTAGAAAAGATGTCGCACAAGTATAAGTTGACGGGTGCTGATTTTAAATCACCAAAGCCGACAGACGGTTTATTTTATCCGTTCGTTCTGTTGTGTGTTGCATCAGCGATTATTTTCTTACTGAAATAAACTTTCCTATATTTTACATGGGGGAATTATGGCAAATACAGAAGCATTCCGTTTTGCTGAAATGGCAATGGGAAGCCGGGCTGATGCACTTAACAAGTTATCAGCAATACGATGTCAGCACTTCGGAGAGAATGAAAAAGCATTAAGTGAGTTTATTTCATTAATGCGGGATAAGTGGGAGTGGCCCGGCAGCTTCGTATTTAACAGACAAGTTCTTGTTGCTATTTTCAATCTCGCTAATATTCCCGAAGAGCGACATGACATTAGCTTTAATGAATTCACTCATGATGAGAAAAAATCATTAGTACGAACCATTAATCACTTGAAAGTCGTGGCTAGCATATTTCCGGACCGATTATCTATGCCACGTTAATTGATGATTAATTTTAATGGCGTAAACCCGCCCGGCCTTTTATTACCTGAATAAAGGAAAATCAAAATGAAAAATATCGAAAAGAGAAATATAAAAGTAGGTGGAACAGTTCCAAAATATAAAGAAAGCACTTTGTTAGAATTGCTCAACGCCGCACGCACAGACGAGCGGCAATGCTGCGCGGCTCGCTTCTCTGCCCGTCTTGTCAAACTCTCAACACGCATTCTGAAGCATAAGCTTGATTATGCCAATGCTTCTCTGTTGTTAACCGACGAAGCGCGGGAAATCGAACGTCAGTCGGAGGAATGGAATTATGTCTGATTCTATTGATATCGCTGAGAAGCATATCGCGGCAATTTTAGAGCGCCAGATCAAGGCTGTTACTAGCCGTTATATTAGCGTTTCAGCCTTTGAGTGTGAAGATTGTAGCAATTCTATTTCAGAAGAACGCAGGAAAGCTGTGGCTGGGGTCACTCGCTGTATGACATGCCAGTCAATTCTTGAACTTAAAAATAAACATTACAAGAGTGTGTGAGGGGAATATTATGAATAAAACTGTTCTGAAATGGGCCGGCAGCAAAGCCCGCATTATTGATAAGTTGCTGCCTCACTTGCCCGCAGGGAAAAGGTTTGTAGAACCATTCGCGGGTTCCTGTGCTGTCATGATGAATACCGATTATGACGAGTATTTAATTGCTGATATTAATTCAGACTTGATTAATATGTATCAGCAAATTAAAGATAATGTTGAATTATTTATAGAATTCTCACGAGATTTTTTTAAGTTCTATAATGATGAGCATGGCTTTTATCTGTTGAGAGACAAGTTTAACTCAGCGTTACCAAAATGTCGTTCCTCGCTTATTCGTGCTGTCTGGTTTTTATATCTGAATCGTCATTGCTTCAATGGTTTATGCAGATATAACAAAAGTGGTCATTTCAATACGCCATTCGGTAAATATAAATCGGTGTATTTTCCGGAAAATGAAATTCGTGCGTTTGCTGAAAAAGCGCAGCGAGCAACGTTTATTTGCACTGATTGGAAAGAGACATTGCAGCTTGTCAAAGCTGATGATGTTGTCTATTGCGATCCGCCCTATCTTGATAAATTCACCGGCTACTACAGTAATCATTTCAGCGTCAGTGAACAGCATGAATTAACTGATGCGTTAATCATATTACATAACGAATCGGGTAATCCTATTGTTGTATCAAACAGTATGGAAGCAAAAGGTATTTATAAAGATTTTGATATTACAGAAATTACAGCTCAACGTTCTATTGCTGCATCAAGCAATAGCAGAAAACCTGCGGCAGAAATTATTGCCAGTCTGTTGATAGAGGTGGCTAATGATTGATATCCGGTGTCATGCAGATAGTACCATCAATGTTATCTCTGTTTCAGGCGGTAAAGATTCTTTAGCTCAGTGGCTGTTGGCTATTGAAAACGGCATAAATCATATTGCTGTATTCGCAGATACAGGGCATGAACACCCACAAACTATGGAATATTTGGATTATCTGGAAAACCGACTAGGCAAAATCCAACGGGTACGCGCAAATTTTTCGAATCAAATAAATGCTAAACGGGAGTTTATCAAGACACGTTGGCCTATCAGTCTGGTCACAGAATGTGGAATGACTGAGGCACAGGCAGAAAATCGCATCATTGCTGCACTCAAGGTCTTGTTTCCTACCAATAACCCGTTTCTTGATCTGTGCATGTTAAAAGGACGCTTCCCATCAACCAAGGCACGGTTTTGTACATTCGAACTAAAGCATAAACCTATTGCCGAGCAAATTATTCAACCTCTGCTCTCTCTATTTGACGAAGTTATTTCATGGCAGGGTGTTAGAGCGCAAGAGTCGCCAGCGCGTGCGGATTTACCTGTTTGGGAATCGGATATTGATGATACTGCGGGACTATCTGTTTATCGCCCGATCCTGTCATGGACGCATGAGCAAGTTTTTGCATTGGCGAAAAAGCACGGCATTAAACCTAATCCTTTATATCAGCAAGGCTGCTCCCGGGTTGGGTGTATGCCGTGCATCCATGTCCGTAAATCTGAACTGGCGGAGATATTCGTTCGTTTCCCTGATGAGATTGCTCGTGTCGCACGATGGGAACGCATGGTTGCGGCTTGTTCCCGCCGCGGCAACTCAACCTTTTTTCCTTCCCATCAAGACCCCGTAAAACGGGAACGCCGCATTGAGTGCGTCACTTTGGAATCCCACGGTATTGAAACATACCGTGACTGGGCGATGACTTCTAGGGGGGGGCGTCAGTTTGATTTATTGGCCGAAGAAAATTTACATCAGGCGTGTAGTTCTGTTTATGCTGGGGTGTGTGAGTGAGTATGCAATGTGAATGGGCGTTTCCGTGGAATGAACCTCGTCCGGCGATAGCGTCACCTTATCTTGATGATGTTTTGTCATCAAAGGGTGAAATGACGTCCGAGCATCCACATGTGAAAAAGTATCTCACCCGCTTAATCGAGCGGGATTTACTGCACAGCCAGGTCTTAACGCCCGCTCAACAAGAATCTCGCCGCCTATTTGCTTTGCAAGAGAAACAGGCTTATGAAGAAAGCCACCACTCGTGGCAGGAAACTGCCGCGGGTGTTGAGTCTTACTTAAACGAACAGCCGCATTTTATTAAATCGTATTTTCAGAAAAAAATAATCTGGCTGCGAAAAAATCGCGGTATTAAACACAGCAATGCATTTTTATTGGGAACAGTTAAGAGTGCATTGCTGCGTTTAGATGCGGTTAGCGAAAAGCAAGGCGTCAAGCCTTACTGTGAACTCGCTGCTTATTATCAGGGTGTTTACCGCCATCTCGCGGAAATGAATAAGCGCCGGATTAAGTCGCTGGCGAATGAAATTGCGGCACGCGTCAATGAGATGTTTTGTACTGAAACCGAAGACGAAAACGGCAATACGGCAGAGATATCTCATGATGATTTCCTGTTGATCTATCGCAATATTGCCGCAGAAGTCTATTCTTTGCATATTACCCCGCCGCTGCTATCGCCGTTTTCTGCAATGGCAAGGATGATTGATGCAAAGTGGTGGGAGCGTCAGCTCTGGCGTCTGCGCTGTGACTGGCGAGAAAGTCAGTTACGCGCCGCAAATCAGGTGAATAAAAAGGCCCATCCCTACTTAAGTTACGAAGCGGTATCAGACTGGCAGGAACAACGTCGCCGCAATACTGAGTTCTTTAAAGCGCACGATTTGGTTGACGAAGCCGGTAACGTGGTTTCGTTAGAAAGCATGGTTTATGCAAGCATCAGTAATCCGGTTTTGCGTCGCCATGAATTGATGAACAGAATGCAGGGCATTGAATTTGTCGCACAAGAGCGTGGCGACGTTGGCGTTTTTTATACCATCACTTGCCCGTCAAAGTATCACGCCAATAATCACAGCGGCCACGCCAATCCCAAGTGGGATCATTCAACACCGGTTCAGGCACAACGCTATTTACGCAAAGTGTGGGCCAATATTGGTTCAAAACTGGATCGAGACGGATTGCGGATTTATGGCTTCCGGGTTGTTGAGCCGCATCATGACAGTACCCCGCATTGGCATTTATTGCTGTTTATGCGCCCGGATGAGCGTAAAGCTATTACGGATATTATGCGTAGCTATGCCATCAAAGAAGACCGGCAAGAACTGGGTAAACGAACAAGCGCCCGGTTTACCGCAAAGAAACTCGATCCGAAGAAAGGCAGTGCCACTGCTTACGTGGCTAAGTATATTTCGAAAAATATCGACGGTTACGCACTTGACGGAGAGCGCGATAAAGAAACGGGTAAGCCACTAAAAGAGACGGCCAAATTCGCTATGGCGTGGGCGTCACGTTATCGCATTCGTCAGTACCAGGCTATCGGTACTCCACCTATTACTGTCTGGCGTGAACTGAGAAAACTCAGCAATCAATTGACATCAGTATTAAAAATTTCGGGTGAGTTTAAGCGCGGGCAGGCACTGTTAAGCGATCCGCTAATGGATGCAGTCACTGCTGCCGCCGACGCGGGGTGCTTTGCAACATATATTATGAAACAAGGCGGCGTGCTAATCCCGCGTAAAGATTACGCGGTTCATCTTGCGTATCAGCAAAATGATGAACCCAACGCTTATGGTGAAAACGTCGATAAGATTTATGGTATTTATTCGCCACGGTTGGGCGAAGATTCACGCGTATGTACCCGGGTTACAAAATGGAAAATTGTTTCTAAGAAGAATATTAATCACAACGCCGACGCTGATTCGGGTTCAGTAGGTTTGTCTTTTGGGTCTTTGTCTTTTAGCGGCCCCGCCGCCCCTTGGAGTTCTGTCAATAACTCTCCGGTGGTTCAAAATTCAAACAAAATTAAGCGAGAAATTGACAGACATTACGATGATCTATTGGTGAATGAATTTCATCAAAACTACCCGATGATGCATTTTGATGAAAAAGTGAAACGGATTTATGAGTCGGCAGCACTCAATAACATCGAAATGGACGATTTTTTAGCCCGCTCATTACTTAATGGGGGAAGTATCATCATTCGTGATCAATATTATTCTTTATCTATGTTTGGTTATTTGCAGAGAGAAACCAAACAACATAGAAAAAGCGTAAAAGCAATCATGAATAGGTTAAAAGACATTGGTCACAATGCGTTGTTGTAAATTACTTAACATGATGAGGTAAAAATGAAACACTTAATGATTCATATCAACTGGGAGCACCCTGCGGTACGCGCTGAAGTGATGAAACATATTGAGCAGTTTGCTCATCTAAAACCGGGTGACTGAAACTAAAAAACCCGCATTTTAGCGGGTTTTGTTCATTTACACCGGCTGCCTTTGCAGCAGATCCAGGGCCATTTGTTTTTCTTCCGGTCGTAGCCGTTCAAGCAGGGTTTTGACCAGTTGATTACCCGTTAACCCGCTGGGGCTTAGTGTATGTGAATAAGTGGCATTGAAGACAAAAGTGTGACCGCATTCAACTTCGGTGCAGGCACAATAGAGATCGGCCACTTTTTTATCTTTCCACTCTGTTTTTCTGATGATGGCGGGGGCATGACATTCCGGGCAATGGATTTTAAATACGCGCATATTTACAACCCCGAAACATAATTCAGTGAATTTCTTCAATTTTAGCGCGTTATGACGCATTTTTCATCCCGGTTTAATCAGTAATTTTAAACAACAGGTGCAAGCTGGCCGGAATTTCAGGATCGGATTTGATAGCATTAGCAAATTTGCGCTGTACCGGGATAGCTTCATCTTTTCTGTAGGTATCGCGAACGGTCTCCGGGTTCGGCATGACCACCCCATTGGTTGGGATAATCCCGCCCAGCCCGGCAGGGAATCGGTGCGCAGTAAACACATCTTGCGCCGTAATGCTTTTGATATTACTGAATTCATCAGCCGCGCTGACATCACCAATATTGATAATTTTTATGCCATCCGGATCGCCCTTCGGAATACTGATAAACATATTACGGAAATTACCGACGCCTTTACTTTGTTCAATTTTATTTTTGATTTCCTGTTCCACTTCGTTACTGATATTTGGGTCATTGGCATACAAGATAAACCCCATATGCGCCCCGTTGTGATAATAGCGACGCCGGAAAATAGTCGCTTCACTGTTCAGTAAAACGGAATGAATACCGCCGATGTAATCCGGCAAGCCATAAATCTGTTGCTGCGGATCGTATTGTTTCAGAAAAATAATATCCTCTGGCGGGTAAACCAGCGGCGGCCCTTTTTGCAAGATCACAAATTCCTCGGTTTTGCGCCGACGCATATACAGCGACGGTAGGGGTTCAAGCCCGATCACTTCTCCCCACCCATTGCGCACTTTTAATATAGGAACGTCACCAAAGAGCAGGTAATCAAGCAGGCAGCCTTCGAGCTGTTCGGCAGATAGTCCGCCGTCAAGATAATCACAGGTTATCATATTGCGCCGGGCATAAATCACGCCGCCATGCTGCCCATTTAGATTTGGTAACTGTGACAGTGACAACCGGTCAATCGGTAATTGCCAGTAATCGTAATTGTTATCATAGTAAACATGGTTATAGTCAGTGCCGGTCGTTAAAATGGGTTCGGGTTCACCAAACGAGATGACCCCCGGACGCTGAATACTGTAGTTTTGTTCCACCTGGTTATTTTTATTTCTGCTGTTTTTTCGTTTTTTGGTCATTATGCCGCTTTCCCAAATGCCCATGTTGACGGGCGGTCATATTCATAATCAATCGGTTCATTTATCACCGCATGTGAAATGGCAAAAAATACATCCGCGTGCCCGGTCGCTTCGGAGCGTTCGGCCACAAACGTCAGCGCATTACCGGATTGTGTGACGGTCCGGCGTATTGCCATAAAACTCGGGATAATTTCAGCCCGTTCTTTGCTGATGTCGTCTACTGCGTCTTTACTCCACTCAATCCGCTTGCGTGTGATCAGGTCAATCATCTTCATGACCAGCCGGTTTTTGCTTTCGACGCTGTACAAAATAGGGGAAGCTTCACGGACAGCGAAACGCGTCACCAAATCATAGACGCCGCGCCCGATGCCGGTGACGTCTATCCCGATATACGTCATGTTGTATCGGCGCATTAATTGCTTGATTTGTTCTGCTTGCCAGTTGAAATTCAGTCCTTGCCAGTAATAAATAGCGAGTACCCGGAACCGTTCGCCGTCATACATCGGCGGTGCCACAATCACAAACGTTGAGTTATCCCCGGAACGGGACGGGTCGAACCCGCCCCACACTTCTCTGTTGCCGAAGGGCCGGGCGGCGCTGGGGTCAAAATCCTGCCAAAGTGCGGCCTCTACCGCACATTTTTGCAATTCTGAAAATTTGAATACTGCGTCTTTGCTATCGACAAACTCACACATATAGAGCATGGCAAACGCCGTCTCGCTGTATTTGTTGCGTAGCTTCTCAATACTGACCAGCGCACCCAGTCCGCCCTTGATCGCATCTTCCATCGTGAGGACATAACGCCAAACGCCATCGGGACAAAGCCGCCCCCCGTCTCGCATTTCACTGACTGTGGGAAAGCGGGCTTTCTTCCGCTTCGGGTTATCGCCGCGCCATTCCTCCCCGGTCCAAATCGGATAGGCTTGATGGGTTTTGGCACTCGGGGTGGAAAAATAGGTGGTTCTGAATTTGTCATGTGTCGCCATTGCTGACGCTACTTCATGGAACCGGGCAAATTTCGGTATCCAGAACACTTCATCACCGTACAAATGGCCGTTAAAGCCTTGCGCAGTACTGGCATTTGTCGATAGAAAGCGCAGTAAAGCGCCGTTGGATAGCTTAATCGGATTGCCCGTCAGCGTGATGCCAAAATGCCGTTGCGCAATTTCTACGATATAGAAGCGAAAGATTTCGGACTGATTGCGCGACGCAGAGAAAAAGACCTGATTATCGCCGGTCAGGATCGCATCTTCGAGAGCTTCCCAGGCGAAATAATAAGTCATACCCGCTTGCCGGCATTTCAAAATAAAGCGGAAATCCTGACATTTATTGGCCCGGCAATGCAGCTGATAATCAAACAAATGGTTTTGTGCGGCTTCTTCTATCATGTCAGCCGTGACGCTCGCCACGTCATTTTTTTTGTAGCGACGCTTGCCCGTCTGCTCGTGGCCTTCTTCATCACCGCTTAACGAAGATGAAACCGCCCGCGCCTGAATTTCAGCCATTTTCTCCGCGTGCTTATTGCGTTGTGCCATCAGTTTGACATGCTGCGCCACTAAATCGCGCAGCTCTTCAAGTTCCAGCGCGGTTTTATTGTCCCGTTTTGACAAAATATGAATACGACGGGCAAGCGCCGTTTCAACCGATTCAAGCGGCAATAGTGAAGCCCACTGATGTTTATCACACCAATGGTAGATTGTTCGCGCCGGAATATTTAATTCCCGCGCAATATCTTTTGCTGGCCAGCCTTTAATATATAAAGTCTTGGCGGCTTCTATTATTTCATCGGAATATCGGCTCATTGTTCTATTATGAAGGTTCAAATAAGCAATATTCATAATTTTAATGTTGATAAATCCGGATAACCGGTGATAACCGAATAAAACAAAATAGTGATGCGTGCACAATAAAAAAATAGCGGCAATAATCAATCAGACAAATAAAACGACTCTTTTAAAATAGAGGGATTATGGCGCAAGTAATTTCGGATTGGATTTGTATTGCGACATCCGGCCCGACAGTCGACGGTCGTATCATTGATCCGCAGTGGCTGATTGACTGTGCCGAAACGTATAATCGTGACACTTATACGGCTTTAATTTGGCCGCGTCACGAAGAAGATCCGAAAGTGCGGGATTTTACATTTAATTTGGGTGAAGTAGACACCCTGAAATATGAAGAGCACGATGGAAAAATTAAACTGTTTGCCAAAGTCATCCCGAACCAGTTTTTAATTGAAGCGAATAAGATAGGACAGAAATTATTTTCTTCTGTCGAGATTTGGCCGAATTTTGGTGATGCTGAACGCAATTATTTGGTGGGTTTGGCCGCCACAGATGTGCCCGCCAGTCTGGGTACACAAAGGTTCCTGTTTTCTATTAATGGCAAAAAACAAGACTGTATTGGCGGGAATATTGAAATCTTAGATCTGGGTGAAACCAGACCAAAAGAAGAGAAAACGGGTTTTTTCTGGCGTTTCTTTTCCGCCCTGGGCAAAGACCTACAAGACCCACAAGAAACACAACCTACAGGTGAGGATAAAGCCAAAATGGACGAATTAAAACAGTTGATTGAAACATTGATGGCCCGCATTGACGCGCTGGAAGCGAAAGCGGGCGGTGAAGCCGAAAACCCTGAGCAGGCCGCGGCGGATGTTGCGGATATCGCTGAGGAAATTTCAGATGTGGCTGGCGAAGTCGCTGATCTGGCGGATGAAGTGGCAGAAAACCCCGAAGACGAAGTGAAAGCCGCTGAATTTTCTGTTGCGAAGTCGAAATTAGATCGGGTTATTCGGCGTTATACACATCAAAAACCCGCCAAACGCGTGCGTAAATATTCACATCCGCCGCGTAAGCCCGCCGCGACGGCAAAAGATAACGAACTGACTGACATCAAAGGCCAGCTCAGTACAATTTTGCAAAAATTTAGCGTGATGGAAAATCGTCAGACACTCAAACCTCATGGTGCCCCCGGCACTGGCGATAAATTTTCTTTTCTTTGATTGGCACCGGAACCACTTACAATTTTAAGCAGGTAAAGCAATGCGATTAACACCGAAAGCGGAAGCGTTATTACGAAAATACACTGCCGGACTCGCAAAAACGTCTCATGTCGATTCAACAGCGCGGTTTTTCTCTCTGACCGAGCCGCACGAAATTCAGTTTCGGGACGCGTTACTTCAAGAATCGACATTTTTGGGTTTGATCACGGTGATGGACGTTGAGCAAATCAGTGGCTCGGTTATCGCGACGGGTAACCCCGGTTTGTTCACCGGGCGTAAAAAAGGCGGGCGTTTTATGCGCGAAATGGGCCCCACGGGAAATGACTATAAATTAGTCGAAACAGACTCCGGTTCGTTCTTGCCCTATGACACGTTAGTGACCTGGGCCAACGCCGGCAGTGAGAATGAATTTTTTGAGCGCATTCAGTCGTTCAGTACCGAATCATTTGCGCTCGATATGCTGCGAGTCGGGTTTAACGGTACGCTTATCGCGGAAGATACCGACCCGGAGAAATATCCCAGTGGCGAGGATGTGAACATCGGCTGGCATCAAATTGTGAAAGTCCGCAGCCCCGGTCAGATTGTCACCGACAAAGTGGTCCTGGATCGCGTCGGAACGGGCGCGGATTTCGTTTCAATAGATGCCGTAGCCACTGATTTGATTCATACGCTTATTCCCGAACAGTTTCGACAAGACCCGCGTTTAGTTGTACTCGTGTCAGCTGATTTAATCGGGGCGGATACGACAAGCATGATGAATCGCATTGACCGCCCGACCGAAAAAGTCGCCGCACAGTTGATTAATCGAGAAATAGCGGGGCGAAAAGCTTATTCCCCGCCGTTCATGCCCGAAGGCCGGATTATCGTCACGACACTCAAAAATTTGCATTTATACACCCAGGCACGTACCCGGCAACGCCGGTCGGATTGGATTGATGACCGCAAGCAATTTGAGAATAACTACTTGCGCATGGAAGGCTATGCCGTTGAATACGATGAATTATATGCGTCGATTGATAAAGTCACGATCGGCGACGGTCTGATTAAAGAGCCTGAGAAGTCACTCACAGAAAATGAACTGGCCGCTATCGAAAGCCAGGCAAACACGGATTTGGGCTAAATCATGGTATTAACTCCGTGCCAGCGTCACCGCCAACGCCACCGTGCACAACAAGCACTGGAAAAGTGTGAGGCGTTAGCCCCGGAGCCCGCCAGCCTGCATTTACAGATTTATGAGCTGGAAGCGGATGTATTGCGGCTAAGTGATCTGCCTAATAATGCGGCACGTGTTGAGATGAAACGTGATGAACTGTTGCCGAAATGGACGCCGACTGTCGAATGTTACATCAACAGCAGCAACGTTTACGCCAATCCGGTATTTGCGTGGTGCGTCATCTGGTTATTTGATGTCGGGAGTTATGATCAGGCGCTGGATTGGGTTGATATCGCGATTTCGCAAGGGCAAAAAACCCCGGGCAACATTCGGCGTGAATTTGCGGCGTTCGCTGCGGATACCGTGCTGGACTGGGCGCGCACTCAGTCCGAGCAGGGTCACAGCATAGAGCCGTATTTTAGCCGGACCTTCAACAATGTCAGGGAAAAATGGCGCTTACACGAAGAAATTAACGCCAAATGGTTCAAATTCGCCGGGTTGATGCTGCTTCGTGATAAGAATTGCCAGGGTGTGTCTGGCGTCACGGCAGTTGATGATGTGGCGACACTGGAAAAAGCCGAGGCTTTATTGGCTCAAGCCGCCGCCTTTGATCGGAAAATCGGGGTGAATACCCAGCGCCAGAAAATTGCGGCCCGCATTCGCGCATTAACCTCACAATCATAAGAACACCGCAGGCCAAGCGGGCGCGGTGGAGGGGGACAGCCTTGGCTTTCTCGCCGTGGAAACCGTTAGCCCGCTTTTTTACCAAGGATAAATAATCATGACGGCACCGAGTCTGGGATTTAGTGGCAAACCGATTGACTATCAGCATACCCCGATCATCAATGGCGTGGATTTTTGGCCTGATCTGGATTTAGCGGAGTTCCAGCGGGCGCGCACTATTCCGCCCGAGCTCCCGGCTGATACCGCGGGTCAGGCTATTCTCGCCGCCATAGCTGAAATCAACGACAGCTTGACCGAGGTTGTAGAATACTGGTGCTCACGCGGGGTAAGCCGGGCGTGTGATGTTCCCGGGGCAAAAATGGGTGATGAAAATCAACTGACCGCACAATACAGAAAAGCCGTTTACGCCCGCGCAAAAGCCGATCTGATGGGCGAGTTTGCCATTATCGGCCGGCGCGAAACGCACCCGGGGCAGGAATCAACCGATTCGCGCGGGAATTTGTTGGCTGAAACCGCCTCCGTGCTGCGCAACATGCAGAAGTTACCGCGGGTGGGAGTGTACTTGTTATGAGCCAGATTGAAAGCTTGACTGAGTTTTTAATTGAACACATGCCGCCCCGGGCAATGCAGCAATTCAGTAGTGCGGTGGACAATGCGTCACTGATCCCCGCAGCAAAAAATCTCGGACTGGATCAGCGCCGCTTAGGGATTTTTCGCTATACCGCGGTGTTGAATTGGGGGGATTTCCCGTACCGGATTTGCCCGCCTGCGCGGCTTTATGCGCTGGTGCTGATATGGATTGAGCAGTTCAGCAATGAATTGTATGAAGAGCTGGATGTGGCGGCCCCGACTGTTGATATCGAATTTGATGAAGAATTCACATCACCCCTTGAGATCACTCTGGAGCTGGCCGACAGCGTTGATATTTGCCTTAGTGAAGATGGTGACATTCTGATTGATGAAAAGCGCTATTCACTGGCAAATCCCGCGTTGTGGACAGCAACCCGGGGCTGGTTATATGCCACTGACCAGAACGGCGCTCCGTTGGATAAAAAATCATGAAAATAACCGGCGGTCTGGATAAAAAGCAGCACAAACAGTTACGCGAAGCACTGAGCAAACGGGATTTACAGCCGAAGCAGCGCCAGCGCTTGCTCTGGCGTATTGCCAAACTCGGCATTATTAAAGCCGCGGTTCGCCATCAGCGTAATCAAGCCGATCCGAATGGCAATCCGTGGCCGAAGCGTAAGCGCGGCAAAAAAAAGATGTTGCGCCAGTTACCAAAACTGATGCATGTCAAAGAATTGCCTGAACATCAGGCCGTCAGAATTTATTTTAAGGGCGGACATTACAAAAACGGCAATAAAGCGGTGGCTGCCGGGTTAATTGGTGCGGTTCAGCAATACGGCGCGTCATTTACGATGAATGCCAGCCAGGCACCTCGCCCGGATCAACGCGGGCTGACCGCGTTGCCCCGACAGGCGAAAAAGTTACGCAAATTGGGCTACAAACGCTGGAACGGTAAGCGATATGTGCCGGTGCCGAGCAAAATCATTATAGACACGATGAGCCGGGCGCAAGCCGGTTTGCTTATCCGCAAGCTGAGTCAGAAGCCGGCCAAAACCCGTTGGCAAATTGACATCCCGGCCCGGGTATTTCTGGGTGTCAGTGATGATGAACTGAATCAAATTCTGGCGCGTCAACTCCAGGCCATCGGGTTTGGCTGGGATGTGAAAGCGCAAGATATCAAAGGGAAACAATAAAATGACTTGGCCGACCGTCACGATTAATCAGTTAAATCAGCAGCAGGGGCATATTAATGAGATTGAGCGAACATTGCTCTTTATCGGGTATGCAACAACCGATCTCAACGAGTCCAGCGAGCTCATTACACTTAATTCGCAATCTGATATCAGCGGATTATTGAGTCATGCGAGTCCGGCGTTACGGGCGAATGTGCTTGCGGCCCAGCGCAATGCCGGCCAGAACTGGCAGGCTTATGCGGTATTAATGTCACCCGACAGCGATCTTAAAAATTGGGTGCCCGAAGTCTTAGCGGTACAAGACGTGATTTCAGTCGAGGGCTGTGTTGTTGTCGCTGATATCAATAACCTCAGCACCGGACGCGATCTGATTAACGCTTTTTCAACATTACGCAATGAGCTGATTGGCAAGTTAGGGCGTTGGATGTGGTTTATTTTGACCGTCTGTGCGGCGGCTAAAATGCCCCCGTCCACCGAAGGGAAAGATCCAGGCTTAACCTGGGCGCAATACCTGACTTTTTTAGCCAATCTGGAAAACGGCATGGCGGCCCCAGGTGTACAGTTAGTGCCGTCGCTGTGGGGCAATGAAGCCGGCGCACTGGGCGGGCGTTTGTGCCACCGGGCTGTGACGATTGCTGACAGCCCGGCCCGTGTAAAGACCGGCGCGCTAATTGGCCTGGGGGCTGACAGCGCGGATTTACCGGCTGACGCAGTAAGCACAGAACTGACGCTGGCGACACTCAGAGCCATGCATGACCTGCGCTATTCGGTCCCGATGTGGTATTCCGATTATGAAGGCTATTACTGGTCAGACGGTTTAACACTGGATGCCAAAGGCGGTGATTTTCAGGCCATTGAATACTTGCGCATTGTCGATAAAGCTGCGCGCCGTATTCGTCTCCGCGCGATTGCAAAAATCGCTGATCGCTCAATGAACAGTACGCCGGCCAGTATCGCGGCGCACAAGACCTATTTTGCTGCAACATTGCGTGAAATGTCCCGCAGTACTCAGATCAATGGTGTGACGTTCCCTGGCGAGATTGAGCCACCGAAGGATGATGCGGTGTCTATCGTCTGGACAAATAAAGAAGAAGTGGCCGTATATTTGGTTATCACACCTTATGGCAGCCCTAAATCGATCAGTGTAGGCATTATGTTAGATGCCACTTTGGAGGGGTAAAACATGTCACAACGCATTAGCGGCCAAAGCTTTGATATTACACTCGGTGCCGAAACAATCCATGTCAAAACTATTTCGCTCGATATCACCGATAACACCGCCACAACCCAGACGCGCGGTATTCCGGATGGCTGGGTAGCCGGTGACGTTAGCGCCGAGGGTGAGATTGAGCTTGATCCGCGTAACTTTAAAAAAATTACGGCGTCAGCACGGTCGGCAGGCAGTTACCGGGCCATTCCGACTACTGACATTCTGTTTTATGCCAATACCGGCAGTGAAGAACTGAAAGTGGAAGTTTTTGGTGTGAAGTTAGTTGTCACAACGCCCGTATCATTCGACGTGAAAGGCGGCGATACCGCATCACAGAAAGTGAAGTATCTGGTCACCAGTCCGGATTTTGTCCGCATCGACGGGGTACCGGTGTTGTCAACACAGGATGTGCGCGATCTCATTGGATAATTGGATAGGAAGGTGTGATGCAGGAGCATGAAAAGACCTTATTAAGTTTGTTGCTGATGGGCGCAATCATCACGCTCGGTAAAATGTTGACCAGTACTGAGCCCATTACCCTGCGGCTTTTTGTTGGCCGGATTGTGTTGGGTTCGGCGGTCTCTGTCGCCGCAGGTTCAATACTGATCTGGATACCGGGTTTATCCCCGCTTGCCGTCATCGGCTTGGGGGCGGCACTGGGGATTGCCGGTCATCAGGGGGTTGAATTGTGGTTGCGAAGACGTGGCAGCGACTTATTGACAGGAAAAGTCAAAAATGACACTCAGTGAAAAACAACAGTTGTTCACCCAACTGATAGCCCAACTGATTACCTGGGCAGGTGACAAGGGTTACCGGCTGACGTTTGGTGAAGCCTATCGCACACCGGCGCAGGCTGCTATCAATGCACAGACGGGCGCAGGCATTGCTAACAGTCTTCATACTCAACGCCTGGCGGTTGACTTGAATTTATTTATTAATGGGGTTTATCAGACACAAACAGCGGATTATCTGCCCCTCGGTGAATACTGGGAGTCCCTCGGCGGAACGTGGGGCGGGCGTTTCAAATCGCGCCCGGATGGGAATCATTTCAGCCTTGAACATCAAGGGGTTCGCTGATGTTGCGCCGGACTGCCCCCGCTTTTTTGTTGACGTTATGTGGTTTTTGGCTGGGCTGGCGGGCGCATAGCGGACATCAGGCGGAAATTGAGCGGGCAATACAGCAAAACACGGAAAAGACCCGGCAGCATATGGAAAACATTGCGCGTCAGTCGGCGCGGCAACTCGAAAATAAGCTGGAGACACTTCGGGCCAATGAAGTACATACCGAAACCGTTATTCAAAAAGAAGTGGTTAAGCCTGTTTTTAGCCATGTTTGCGCTACTGATGAGTATGTCCGGCTGTTCAATCAAGCGACAACAGAGACAGAGCGTGCCCTATCAGGAAAATTTGAAAACGCGCTGCCCGGTAAACCTGCCGCGCCTTGACGGGGTCACCGGGGCGGATTTTGATAAGACGTTGCGGCGGTATCGCACAGGGTATGCAGCATGTGCCGCACGGCATAATCAGTTAGTCACAGAAATAGAAAAGAGAGAGGACTGGAACGATGAAAACAATTTCACTGACCGTAAGCGGTACTGATGTGCAGTTTGCACCCACCCTTGTGGCTTATAACAAATGCCTGAATGAATCCGCCTCCGGGCAAGACGTGATCGGCGCGATTAATACCTACTTAAAACGGATTGTGGTACCAGACCACCGGGAAGCCTTAAACGGCTTACTGCAATTGCCGGGTGTCGCCGCACAAATTGCACAAAAAGTGAATGAACTGTACGCCCCGGTCGTTGAGATCGAAGTAAAGGAATAGACGCCCTCGCCGCGGTTATCCGTGCTAATCCACTGGAACAGTATCTGACCTTACGGCGGCATTTTCTGCCGCACGGCACAGACGATAAAGAGGATTTGGCGCGGGCTATCTGGTTGGCCGAATATTTTTATCAACGTGAAGTGAATAGCGCGGCAGAGGGCATTGCGCTGGCGTTTAACGGGAAATAGCCGAGTGATTACATGAAAGAACTGTCATTTTTGTTGAGCTTGAAAAATAACTTAAGCGCGCCGCTTGGGCGGGCTCAACAATCCGTTGAACAGTTTGCGAAAAAATCGCAGGAATCCTTTCAGAAAATTGCGGTCGGGGCAGCAGGGCTGTGGGGGGTTTCGGAAGGAATGAAAGCCTTGCTGTCTCCCGCTCAACAGGTGCGCAGTGCGTTAGATGAGCTGTCTACGCGCAATGTCAGCACGCAAAGCTTGGATAAAGTCTATCGCGCCTCACTGGCATTCAGTACCGCTTACGGCAAATCTGCTGCCGAGTTTGTTGCCTCGGCGACGGTTATTAAGGGCACTATCGCCGGATTGACTGATGTTGAATTGCCGCGATACACCACAGCGATTAACACACTGGCCGTGGCAACGAAAACCAGCGCTGACGAAGCCGCAACCTATATGACCTCACTGGTGAAACGCTTTGATTCAACCGTCAGGCAAATCGGGCAGGTGCCTTTTGCTGAGATGATGGCCTCAAAAACCGCTTACATGACCCGGAATTTCGGCTCGGGCATGTCGGATATACAGGCTATGCTGGAGTCTGCACCGACACCCGGCAAATTGAACATTGGCATGGATGAGCAATTTGCCGCACTCGGTGCGATCAGCCAAAAACATGGCGCTGATGCCGGCAACTATTACGACGCGTTTTTACAAAATGCCGTGCGCGGTGGCCGTCAGTTGGGTGTGACGCTAACTGATGCCAAAGGGGTGTTGCTCGCTTTTCCGGACATTCTGCAAAAACTGCAAACCAAATTCGGCAATACCATTGACGGTAATGTTAAAGCGCAAAAGGCATTAAATGCCGCGTTCGGCGACGGCGCTAAAGCGCTAACCGCGTCATGGGGCCAGGCAGATAAGTTGCGTAAACATATTAATGAATTAGGCAACACTCACGGTCTGGATCGTTCCACGGAAATGGCGCAGAAAATGGCGGATATTTGGGAACGGCTCGGTGCCGTATGGGAACGCATCCGGGTTTCACTCGGAATGCAGTTAATCCCGGCTATTTCGCCGTTGGTTGAGATAGCTATTGCTGCCGGTACTCAGTTTGCAAAATGGCTGGATATGTTTCCGAATATCACACGCTGGCTCGGCTACATTTCGACCTTCACATTGGGGGTTGCCGCGGCGGGGGCCATCTTGAATATCACGTTGGGGATGATGCGTTTTATTCTTGTTGGCTTGAGGGCGGGCTTTAAGGCATTAATCTGGTTGCTGAATATCAATGCACGCGTTTTGAAAATCGTAACGTTTTTTACCAAAGCGTATCGTATCACGCTGCTCGCTACCGCCGTGGCATTGAGATTTTTCCGCGGTGCCGTGCTGGCGGCATCCATCGCGATTGCCAATTTTAACCTGAAAGCCAAGCTGATGGCGGCATGGACGGCCATCTGCCGTGTCGGGATCGTGGCCTGGAATCTGGTATTAGGTGTCGGTGCAATCGCAATGCGCGCGTATGGACTGGCAACGATGTTCGCCGGCGTTGCCATGCAAATCTTATTAAGCCCTGTCACCTTAATTATCATTGCGCTGGCCGCTCTCGCGCTCGGCGTTTGGTATGTCATCAAAAACTGGGATGAGCTAAAAGCCGCGCTCATGGAATACGCTGCATTTCGCTGGATCATCAAAATCGCCGGGCAGGTTGCTGACACTTACGCCTGGGCGTGGGACACACTGAAAGCGGGCTGGCAATCCGTCGTGGATTTCTTTTCCGGGTTATCTCCAGTCGAATCATTTTTGGGTTTTGTGGACGATATTGGCAGCGTGTTTGCCGGGTTATGGGATTGGCTGAAAAAGTCATTCACAGACTCATACAACTGGATTATCTCAAAACTGAATACTATTCCCGGCGTGGATATTGAGTTAAAAACCGCCCCGATCCCGGATGATAAATCAGCGTTACCGGTGCCGGCAGGAATGTCAGTGCCCGCGCTTCCGCCTGGGGGCATTAACAGGCAGATTTTACACAATCAGCAAAACATGAATAACAATCGCAAAACCGAAGTGCGTGAAGTCAATATTTATCCGCCGAATGGCGCGTCATTTAGCAGCATCATGGAATCACAGGAACTGGCCGCAGGATGAATAAGCAACACCAATATATTGATTTATTGATAACTCACGGCAATTTTACGCTGAATTCCGGTAACGAGCCCGTGACTTGTGATAACCGGGTGAGCATTTCACAAGATGTTGTGCATCGGATCATGGAGTCCGGCATCGTGAAAGAGTTGATAGCAGAACGCAGCGTGGTATTGCGCAGCGATATTTTATTGAGAATGGAATTGCTGACGGAAGAAGACACGAGACTGGTACCCGGTACCGTCATCATCACTGATCAGGGCCGCGGCCATTTTATGATTGAAGCAGAGACTTACGACTTTGGCCGTATTTCAGGAAACTATTGACATGATGCAAAAACCCGATATCGATTACGAATCTATTTTAGCGCAGCAGGGTATGCCGACGACCCAAGACGAAATTCTGGCTGAATTTGATGCTGAAGTGAAAAAGTCGGGACTCATCACTAACACATCACCGATGTCGCCATTTTGGCGGTTGATTAGCTCGATTGTTGTTCAGCCAGTGATATGGCTAAAGGGCGCGCTCATTAATGTCGTGATGAAAAATATGTATCTGGCCACCGCCACGGGAACGTTTATCGATCTGTTTGCCCGTGCGGTTAATTTGGAACGAAAAGGCGCACAGCCCGCAGCGGGTGTTATCCGCTTTACAAAAAGTGACCCAACACAAGACATTACCGTTCCGGCAAAAACAATTATCGAAACAGAGCGTATCAATAATACGGTTTACCGACTGTTGACAAATGATGCGGTTGTTATCGCGCCCGGTTTATCCAGCGCACTTGTTGTTGTCACAGCAGAAAATCCCGGTAAGGGTTACAACTTGGCACCGGGTTATTACCGAATATTACCCGGCGCGATTGCCGGTATTGATTCCGCCGTTAATGAAGAAAACTGGCTAACGACACCGGGGGCGGATACGGAAACTGACGATGAATTACGCGACCGAACGCGCAATCAGTTTAATTTACCCAGTCAGTATCATATTGATGCGGTGTACCGCAGCATGATAGCCGGCATTGCCGAATTAACCACAGATCGTATTTTCTTTTTGCATGATGCGCCCCGTGGGCCCGGTACTGCCAATGTTTATCTGTTGCTGGAGTCCGGTGTTGCCAGCCAGCCATTTATTGATGTAGTCAACGATTATGTCATGTCAAAAGGTCACCACGGCCACGGCGATGATGTGCTGTGTTTGCCAATGCCGGAAACTCAATATGATCTGATAATCACTGTTCGTTTTTCTGCCGATCAGCATTTGAACCCGGAGCACCGGACGTTATTGCTCAAAAATATAGAAAATCTGATCCGGTGTGCTTTTCGTGAAAATGGGGATTATGACGTACAAAAAACCTGGCCGAACAGCGTATTTTCTATGTCAAGACTGGCGGAAGAACTGCATAACCATTTTTCAGAAATTGAGTCAGTCAAGTTATCGCTGGACGATATTGAGAGTGCGTTGTCGGTGCCGAGACTGAAAACATTAGTGGTGAATGAACACAGCCATGAATAAATTACCGAAATTTCAGTTACCTGTATGGATGGATAAAGGCGAACCTCTGGCGCTACAAAATGCCTGCGCCACATTCTGGCAAAAAGTGTTGAGCTGGTTGATGTGGCCGTCGCATCAGTCTGACCCCATGACTTGCGCAGAATCGTTACTGCCGATCCTGGCTTATCAGCGTGATATCACGCGTTTCAGAGATGAACCGCTCTCGTTGTTCCGGGCGCGGGTGAAATACGCGTTTATTAATGCCCAGGATGCCGGTAGCGTCGCCGGCTTCATTCGAATATTTGAGCGATTAGGGATCGGTTATATCGAAATCCTGGAGCGTCAACCCGATATTGACTGGGATGTAATTATTTTACGGGTGACCGATAGCCAGATATCCGGCTATCCCGATTTGTTAATGAATATTGTTTCGCAATATGGCCGCACATGCCGCCGATATCGCTTTGAAGTTCTGACCAGCAAATCATTGCTGATGCGTGTCGGTCATGTCACCGCTGACTATCACATTTTCTGTGCACAATTACAGGGAGAAAATTAAATGTCTCAGTCAATCATTACGCTGGCGTTTGAGAAATGGAAAGCGCAAGAGGTGAAAGAGGGGAGGATTATCGCGCTTGATGAATTTGTGCTCGCCAATATTCCGGGCCTTGACATTACCGCGCCGATTTATCGGAAAGAGGGTTTACCGCCTGACAGTCAGATCGTGTGCCGGCAGGCAGTGAATAAAGTTGGCGCGGTGAATGATAACACCGTCGCTTATTCCGTCACCCTCGGTGCTGATACCGGCGATTTTGATTTTAATTGGATAGGGCTGATCAATAAAGCGAGCGGCACCGTGGCTATGATTGCGCATACCCCACCACAGCGCAAAATCAGAACCGCCCGCGGCGAACAGGGGAACGTATTAACCCGTTCATTTTTACTGGAATTTGTCGGCGCGGCAAAAGAAACGGCTATCAACACCCCGGCCGAGATGTGGCAGATTGATTTTACCGCCCGGTTGGGTGGTATCGATGAAATGCAGCGGTTAATCACTTGTGACTTCGCCGGGCAGGTTGCTTTCTTTGGTGACGCTTTTTTAGTTGCCAAACTCGGCGATCAGTTTTTTGTAAAATATGGCACAGGGTACATCAAAGGATTGCGTGCGACATTGCAGGGCAATCAAAACATCAGTGTACCCGCGGAAGCGGTTAACGTATTTGTTGATGTCAGCTACATGGGCGACTTAACCAGTCGCTGGCAAACAGCAGTCAAGCTCACTGTGGCGGAAAGTTTATTTGATTACACGGATGATGCGGGCTTTGCGCATTATGTGTTTGCGGTTGCCCGCATTGACGCCCGCGGAAACATTACCGACTTACGTCCAAAAGGCTCACTGCATGATCAAATCAGTGATGCGATTAAAAAGCATGAACAATCCCGCCGACATCCCGATGCTACATTGACCGAGCCAGGTTTTGTTCAGCTTACCGATATGACCGGCAGTAGCAATACTCTGGTTGCAACTCAAAAATTAGTTACAGATATAAATAATAATGCCAACAGCAAATTAGCAAAAAACCAAAACGGCGCTGACATTCCTGATAAGAATGCCTTTGTGAGCAATCTCGGTTTAGCGGAAACCGTCAGATTAGCTAAAGGCGCTTTTCCCGGCTTGAGATCCGTTGATCAGATCCCCGTGTTGGGATATAACGGCCCGTTTCGTGGTGGCGCATCAACTAATTATGCCCGTGGTGTCAGCATTGGTGATAGCGACTATGGTCAGATTTGGGTTAACTCATCCGGGCGGTTATTTGCACAATTTTCTAATAATAATGGTGCAAAACCGGGGGGGGAATGTGTTTATACGAACGATATTGCGGAAACCGTGAATTTGGCGAAAAATGCTTACCCAAAATCCGGTGGAGTTGTAAACGGGAATGTGGATGCAACCGGATATGTAAAATCCGGCGACGGCAAAGATGTTGTATCTAGTCAAGACATGTGGGCGAAAAGATACATTTATGAAAGTGGGCAGCGTGTTTACAGTCCAAATAATAAACCTACTGCTGAGGATGTGGGGGCTTTGCCGATTTCGAGTGCTTTAAGTGCGCGAGTTGGAAACTTAATAGTCAATAATGCATCGAATTTTCCAACAATTGAATTTGAAGCGAAAAATAAAAAAATAATAGGTGTAGAAGGTACAGCATCTGATTACTTGACAATATACGCTAATGATGCCGCTGGCAAACGCAGATATGAATTATTGACTCCGCAAAAGCACGGCACGTTAGCAACACTTGATGATATCAGTGCTGCAAGTAACATCCCAGTTGGCTCACCCATCCCGTGGCCGTTACCGAATGCGCCTGCTGGTTATTTTACATGCAATGGACAGTCATTTAATAAATCCATATACCCACAATTAGCAGCAGCATACCCATCAGGAACGCTACCTGATTTAAGAGGTGAGTTTATTCGTGGTTGGGATGATGGGCGTGGTGTGGATACGGGGCGTGGGATTTTGTCATGGCAGCCCGCGACCGGTAATACCGACACCGACGTTAAGATTGGAACAAGTAACCCCAGCTACCGGCGTGCACAATACGGAATTAAAGAGACTCACCCCCGCAACATCGCTTTTAACTACATAGTGAGAGCAGCATAATGATAATACAAAAATATTCTTTAGAACCAGAAGCCGCAATATTGGGAAAAGATGGATTGGCAGAAAATGCAGGCTGGTTGACAATCTACCATGCAGCACCCGTTTCAAGAGAATTTCTTGGTGCCACCCCGGAATATTTGATGGAAGGGGTAGGGCTTCCAGCCAGCGCCTATCCCGATGCGCCACAGCTCCCTAAATCTCATGATGAGGCTATTTGTCGTAGTGAGGATGGTCAGCACTGGCAAATCGTTCCAGACTATCGCGGAAAAACTGCTTACAACATACAAACTAGAGCAAGGCAGGAAATCACTGAACTGGGCGATCTCCCAGAAACCTTGACCTTCAAACCACCCGCCACAAATTATGACCGATGGGACGGCACAAAGTGGGTGACTGACGAAGCCGCAATAAAAGCCAGCGAGGTTGAACAAGCAGAACAACTGCAAAATACCCTGCGCAAACAAGCTAATGAAACCATCACCTTACTTCAATATGCTGTTGATGCTGAATTAGCTTCGGAAGAAGAAAAAACGTTGTTGCTTGAATGGAAAAAGTATGTGGTATTGCTGGGTCGGATTGACGTTTCACAGGCCCCCGACATTGAATGGCCGACGATACCTTGATACCTATGTGGCAGCGTAAACGATTATCTATTCCAGCGGGGTTGAAACCGGTGACGTGCTCTACTGTCGCCGTCCATCCGTGGAGTTATGGTGCCGGCAAAACGCAAAGTTCGGGTCATTATCTGAGTCCTGACAACGCCGTTAATTATTTAGCGGATAAACTGGTGTCCGCGGGTGCGGATAATAACGTTACTGTCTTGATGATAACGGCGGCCAGCCTAGGCGAATTTGTGAAAAATCTGGCCGGTGTCGGGGCAATATTTCCGTTGCCGGAGCTTAAGCAACTCGAACGCAAAGCCCGCAATGCCGCCAATCTGGCTATCAGCAAAATGCAAATTCCGGCATTACAAAACAGCCTGCCGGCCCCGATGCCATTATCGTTGTCAACCGTGCGGGCCGCCACCGCCGCACAACAATTGCAGGAAACTATCAGTCAGACGACGGGCGGACATTCATCAGAGACAATGAGTCAAATGTTGTCACAATTTGCAGCCCAGCGTGCCGGCATTCTAAAGAATGCGAGTGAAACCCTGACGCGATTACAATCAGGAAGCTTTCCCATCTGGGCGCTATCGACTGATAACGTGCCCGCCGCAGTGACAAACATGAAAAAAGGTATCCCGGCAGGTGATGCCATTTTTACATTGGCCATGCTGTTCGTCGGTGAGGATTTGGCACAATTACGCGCTATGGTGGTGAATGATGACAAGTGAACAAATCATTGTGTTAGCACTAAACGGTGAAGCGATTTTGATGAAAAACATTATCGTCACCCCGTCCATGCAAATTCAGGATAAAGACCAGTCCGGCCAGGCAAGCAGCACGGCAACAGCCGAGCAGGGCATCAAAAGTAAAGAGCTGCGCGTGTCCGGGCTTATTCCGTTCACCGACAAAACTCAACTGACCCGCTTATTTGCCATCGCTGAAGCCAGAGAGGCAAATGGCAACATGAAGCGCTATCGGGTTGCCCATGAAGTTGCTCAAGCCATTAAATTCAGGGAGGCCACCTTTTCAGGTAATATTGATGCTGCACAACAGACCGATAAAATGGCCTGGCTGGTCAATTTTACGTTAAAAGAATATAACAGCGTTGCGGAGCGCCGTGCCGCCCGCAGCGCAGCGGTTTCAGCAAATGTTCAGGGTGCCGCGGGTAAGAACGCGGATGCGGACGGGCAAGGACAATTATCCTGGTTTGAAAATGTCTTGAAAAAAATAGATACCGCTATTGGTCCGACTGAGGCTAAATCATGAAATCCGTGGTCATGCTGCACTTAGGGAATGATGAGATCGCGGCCAACAATTTGCATATGGCTCTTGAAATTAACACTTGCGGCCGGGGTTTTGTGACTGCGTTAACGGAAAAAGATTATACCGGCCAACTTGTCAGGCTTGATCTCGGCTACAACACTGCTGTTTACCGCTGGTTTACCGGATTTGTTGAACGCAGCGCCCCGGCTGAAAATGGTTCACAGCGCCTGTTTGTCAGAGAGCTGACCGGCGTTTTTGAACGAAACTGGCCGTGTTCACTGCAACATCCCACCCTGCGCACGGTAATTGATGAGCTGGGTCGCAACACAAATATGCGGTTTATTCTGCCGGTTGGCACAGATTACACCGATTCCCCGATCCCGTATTTTCAGCACGCCGGTAGCGGGTACCCGTTGTTAACCAATTTAGGCCGCGCGTTTAATATCCCGGATTTTGTCTGGTTTCAATTTCCGGACGGTACCGTGTTTGTTGGTAGTTACGCTGATTCACGTTATGCTCGTACACCCATTGATATTCCTAATGAATTTTCAAGCGGCAGCGAAGCGGGAACTACCCAAACTTTTCCGCTTATCCCGGCCATCCGGCCAGGTATGCAAGTCAACGGACGCCGCATTAGCAAGATATTGATCACGGATGATGAAATGTCACTAACGTGGACACCGGTCAATAAAATGGGTAAACCGGCTCAGAAATCCCCGGAGCGGCGGCAGATAGATAAATTGTACCCTGAGCTCTCATCGGGTTTGCATTTGCCGCGCCTTGCCCGGGTTATCAGTCCGTCTGATACGGCAGCACTCGGAGATGAAGCCGATCCTTTCCGACCCCGCTATGCTGTTAACGTTCAGTTACTTGATGAGAACGGCAACCCGGCAAGCGACATCCCGGAATATAAAGCGGTCCCTTTGCCGGTCCCTCTGGCGGGCGCGGAAGGGGGGTTATTTCAATATCCCGCCGCAGGCACCCTGGTTGAGATTGGTTTTGCAGATGGCCGGCCCGACAAGCCGATGATCAGGCAGACATTGCCCGCGGGGCAGGCGCTGCCCGCCATCAAACCCGGTGAACAATTGCAACAACAGCGTGCCGGCGTTAGTCAGCGCGTAACCACAGAAGGCTCCTGGCAACGGCAAACTGATCAAGAAATTCAGGAAACCAGCGCACGCCGGATTATCACCAGCGACGAAGAAAGCCGCACGACAACTCAGCGAACGGCAACCATTCAGGGCAATGATTCAACCACAGTTATCGGCACAGCAACACTGATGGCCGGTGCTGTTATTCATATTTCGACCGGGGATTACTCGCAAGCAACATCCGCTAACATGTTGATTAAGTGCAAAAATAGCACAAAAGAAGTGGAGCAGAATCAAAAAAAACAAATTGGCCGGGATGACGAAAAAACGGTGGGGGGTGCCCTGACAGAGAAGATAGCGGGCATCCGCCGTAGTGTGGCCGCAACACATGAGTTGATTGGTTCGTCTGTTCGTCTCGGGAGTGACAGCCTCAATGTGTTAACGTTGCTGACCGATATTCTTGATGTGGTTGACGAGCTGGCAAAAGCCTCGGCCAGTCACACCCACAGCAATACTGGTGCCCCCACGAATGCCGGCAGTATGACGGCAATCGCGGGGAAAACCCGTGCCCTCGCCAAGAAATACGGCAATTTTATTGGCTGA